ATGTACAGCAGAAACTACATTAAATAATTCTGCAACAACTATGGATATGGATGGAGTTGGCGAAATTTTATATGTAAATAGACTTTCTGCTGATTCTGGTGGAAGTAGAATCCCTTGTAGGAAAGTACCGTCAATGTTTGGAGAATTATCAAATGATTCAAATAGTTTATATAAAGCAAGTGCTACTGACCCTGTATATTGGATTTTAAGTTCAAGTGATGCTACAATATTAAATGTAATACCAACCCCAACTGCAAATCAAACTGCAATTGTCTATCATGTGGCATATCCTTCAATTACTGGTAGTGATGATTCTGTAATTGCTAATTTTCCTGATGAATTAGAATATCTAGTTGTTTTATATGCATCAATAAAAATAGTAGAAAGACAACTTATTGAAGAAGAAGATATTGAGTTATACGCTCCAATTATAACAATATTAAAACAAGATTATATGCAAGGACTTCAAAGTTCAGGCTTAGTTCAAGCACAACAACCACAAGGAGCTAAATAATGACAGCAAAAAATATTATAGAGCAAATTGAAAAACTATTTGGAAGACAGCAAGAGCAATATATGTTTCAATTAATTAATGATGCGTTAAATGATATTGCTTCAAATAAAAGAAATTATACAGTTTCTGCAACAACAAATTTAGAAGAAAAGAAAAGATGGTATGAATTAAGTGATAATACTATCGATATTACAAGAGTTGAAATACTTGATACAAATAGTAGGTATGTAATGATACCTAAACTTTCAGATTCGCATAAATTATTAAGAGCAGATACTGATGAAACTGACGATTCGTTAACATAGGAGAATTATGGCAATAAATAAAAGAACATATCCTAATGATTATTTTGCATGGTATAATGATGATAATAGAGTTGCGATATTAACTCAAGATACTACTGCTACGTCAGGTGAAAGAACTCAAGAAAAATATGATACTTATCAAGGAGATGATGTTACAAATGGTCTTCGTATTACATATCATTCAAAATATGAAACAATTGATGCTCAAACTGAAGATTTAAAAACAACTGCTGGATTAGATTCAGGATTACATCCAGCTGTCGTATGTTATATTAAAGGAAGAATGTTTGAAGATACTGGAGATTTACAAAGAGCTCAATATTTTAGAACTATGTATGATAAAATGGTAAAACAATATCCACTTAGAAAAACAGGTGTACGACAATTAGCCGTACCAAGAATGTAGGAGAATAAATGGCATATAACTCAACATCATGGTCAATTCAAGGAAATACAAAAGCAGGCGCAACAAGCTCAACAACTGATGCTTTAACAACAGGTGCTTTAACTGTATCTGGAGCTGGTCAATTTAGCAATACATTAACTGTAGGAGTTGATGACACAGGATATGATGTTAAGTTTTTTGGTGCAACAACAGGTCAATATATGCTATGGGATGAATCTGCAGATGAGTTGGTATTAGCAGGAGATAGTAAATTATCATTTCATGATGCTGCTGGTGGAGAAAATATTATAGCTACATCAAATGGACATTTAGAAATTAATGCAGGAACAACATTAGATATAACAGCTCCAACAGTTGATATTAATGCTGCTACTAAATTAAATATTGATGGAGTTGTTGATATTACAGATACAACAAATTCCAGTGATATATCTGGTGATACGGGAGCTTTAAGATGTGAAGGTGGTGCAAGTATTGCAAAGAAATTGTATGTTGGTGAAAATGCTATTTTTGGAGAAGCTGGAACTGCTAGTACAAGTGTTACTGTGTATAATAATTTGGATTTAAAGCAAGTAGCAGGAGATACGGCAGGACAACCTAATTTTGCTATTACTAATTATGATGCAGGGAATGCTGCTGGTAGTGAAATGCTTAATATTACATGGGTTACATCAAAGTCTGACAGTGCATCATGGGGAGCAACTGATGCTGATGCATCATTAGGAAGAATTGCTGTTTATGGTAGTGATGGAAGTGATAAAAAATGGGCTGGTCAATTTACTATGAGGCAACAAGGAACGTATAATGGTAATAGTACAAGCGGAACAGCAGGAATACCTTCTGAATGGAGAATTAATTCACAAGCAAGATTTACAGATAATAAAGGAGTTGGTGCAAGAAATTTAATTTGGGGTGCTTCTGATACAGGGAATGATACTAACAGGCCAAATTTAGTTTTAAATGGAACAGCAGATACTTGTACTGCTGGTATGGGAACTCAAATTGCAATTAAAAATGGAACAGCTCCTAGTTCTGCTATAAATAATTATACTTGTATAGGTAGTAAAAATATAGGTTCAGATTCTGCACTTGAAATTACTCAAGAAGAAGCTGTTGCATCAGAAGCTGTTACATCAGATAGAACTTTACAAGTAACTATAAATGGCGCTATATATAAGATTTTATTAGATTATGTTTCAGGAGAATAAAATAGAGGTATAAATGGATAAGTTGAATGAAAAACTTAATAGCCTTAAAAGTCAACAAGAACAAGCAAAAGAAATATTTGTTAAATGTCAAGGTGCAATTGAGTTAATCGAAGCTATGATAAAAGAAGAGAGTGAGAAAAAGGCAGATAAGAAGGACAAGAAGTAGTTTTTTGAAATAAACAGAGGTACGTATGGCGAAAAAGAATAATGAAGTTGTGAATACAGCCATTATTACTCCAGATAAGCATTTCCCTATACACGATGAAAGAGCTATTAATATCGTTTGTAAAGCTATAGAAATCGTAAAGCCAAATATCTATATTGATTTAGGAGATACTGGTGAATGGGAATACTTTAGTAATCATTACTGGAAAGGGAGAAACGCAAAGCCAATGGAAGATTTGATTCCATTACTAGATAAAGATGTTGAAGATGTGAATAAAGGAATGGATATAATCGACAAATCTTTAGATAAAGTTAAATGCAAAATAAGACATTTTGTTCAAGGCAATCATGAGGTGTGGTTAGATAACTTTGTTATAAGATATCCTTACTTAAGTCATTATAAGACTGAAGAGGCATTAAAGTTAAAGAAAAGAGGATATGAGTATCATCCTTATAATAGAAAGAAGTTATTAAAGATAGGTAAGATTAACTTTACTCATGGTAAATATGTACCGAAGTATCATGCTTTTAAACATTTAGATATGTATGGAGAGAGTATAATGTATGGACATACTCATGATATACAAAGATTTACTAAAACAACTGCAGGAGGAACAATAAGTGCCTGGAGTTTAGGATGTTTAAAAGATATAGAAGCAGATGAAGATTGGCTTAGTGGAAGATTAACTAATTGGAATCATGCTTTTGCAATTATAGATTTTTTTAAAAATGGGAATTATAAAGTAGAGGTTGTCGAAATAATTGATGGTGTAACAACACTATGGGGTCAACTTCTAGATGGAAATAAATAAGGAGAATAAGTGGCAAACTTAACAGTAACACATACAGAAGATATTACTTTAAATGGTCAGCAATTTGGCGGAACAACTATAAAATCATTTGCAGGTATTAATGAAATATCAAAAAGAATTTTAACTATTACTACCACTGAATGTGTTATAAATACATTTAGCTCGGCAGTTGCTTCAGCTGGACATTATACTGCAGCTGATGTTAGATATATAAGATTTACTAATTTAGATGGTACGAATTTTATTACATTAACATTTAGAAACCAAGATAATGATGAAGTTGCTATCAAGCTTGATGCAGGTCAATCCTTTGTTTTAAATGGTGATAATGCTAATGGTATGACAGCTATTTTTAATGCAACACAAGATGCTGATGCTGCCTCTGATACAGCTTTTGGAAGTTTAACAAATATTCAAGCTGATGCAAATACAGGTTCTTGTGATTTGGAAGTAATTATAGCATCTGTATAAGATGAATATTGGTGACTATTTATTAAAGAGTAATAAGATTACTCAAAAGCAGCGTGAAAAAGCTGAACTTGAGCATGAAGTAACTGGTCATAAATTTGGTAAATGCTGTATTGATTTAGGTTTTATAACAAGAACAGAATTAAATCAAGCATTAAAAGCAGTGAAAAAATATCAAGAAGGAGAAGAAACTACGATGTCAAAAGCAACAGAAATAGGCGAAGGAAGTAAGTTTACATTTGATTTAAAGTTTATAGCAACAATGGGTACTATACTTGTTTCTGCTTGTGCTACATATTTTAGTATTACAGGACAAATTGAAGAACTTAAATCTGCCAATAGTCCTAGTAGGCTAGAATTTACACATTTAAAAGATAAAGTAGATAATATAGAATCAAATGGTGATTTAAAACTTATCACATATCAATTAAATGAGTTCAAAGAAACATTTACTGAGATTAAGACATTATCATCTCAATTAACTCCTTTAGCAACAGATTTAGAATATATTAAGGCAGAACTTAATAAGTTAAAGAATAAGAAAATAGAAATTCCAGATGTTGATTTAAGTGGACTGGAAGATGCAGTAGATAGAGTGGGCAAGGATGTTAAAGCTATGCAAGAGAGTTTAGATGATTTTGAAAATAGATTAATTAAAGTAGAGAAAAAATCGGGAGGAAGGTTTTAATGTCTTATGCGAGAAATATTATATATTTGGTTTCGTCTTC